GCAGAACACGGTGTTGGCGCCCCATACCACCAGCCAGATCGACGCGTTGTTCGAACCAGTGCCGCCAGCGTCCAGGATGTTGGCACCGTTGCCGGCGCTCAGGCTGGAATAGCGGGTCTGCAGGCCCAGGAACTCGCGCGGGTTGGTGCTCGGGTTGCCGTAGAACATCGCGCCGGCCATGGTTTGGTTCATGGCTTCCAGGTACGCTTGATCTTCCGACAGGCGGAAGGCGCCACTGTTGCCGTTCAAGATGGCCAGCTCCTTGTCGATGTGGCTGCGGGCCTCCAGGATGCCGCAGCCCTCCTCGATCTGGGCGGTGGTCGACTTGCTGGTCGGCACGCCCTGGTTGATCATGCGGTAGAACACCTGGGGCAGACCGGTGCGGATGGTCAATCGGTGACCGGTCGGCAGGTTGCCCTCCATGAACAGCGCATCTTCCAGGATCTCATTGGTCTGGGAGAGCAGCTCGGCCACCTGAGGCACTTGGCCATCGGGGTCGAGACGCTTGGACCAGTCAGCCAGGGTGAGCGCGTTGGTGCTGAGGGTCGTGCCCGCGAGCATGCCGAGAGCCACCTCGTGCGGGCCGATGAGGCCAACGCTGTAGCAGGCAAACAGCACGGCAGCGACCAGGATCATCTGGAAGCCATGGGTCTTGAAAATTGCTTTCGCTTTCATTGCGGTTCCTTTCAAAAACTTCACTTGGACGGATAGAGGACTTCGGCCGCCGTCTTGGGGCCTTCCCGCGAAGGGCCTGCGCCGCCGGTAACCATGCGGTCCTCGGAAATTGCCTTGCCCACCTTGGCCATCAGCCGGATCACCTCCGGGTGGTTGCCGAGGCGGGACTCGTTCAGCAGCTTCGACAGCTCGGGCGAGCCGAAGGCCTGCAGGGCCTTCTGAGCGCTGGCCAGGTTCTCGGTCAGCTTCTCGCCCCCGATTTCCTTGTCAGCGGTCACGGCAGCCACCCAGGCGCTGGATGCGTCCTCGATGGCTTGCGCCTGAGCGGTGGCGAACTTCTGGGAGAGTTTTGCCCCCAGGTCGGCCACCTTCTGTGCGTCCTCCTGGGACAGCTTGAGTTCTTTGGCAATGCCTTCGAACTCGCCCAGGACCTCGGAGTCCAAGGTCACGCCCTCGGGCGCCTTGAGCTCGTACTTCTCGGGGACCACCTTTTCAGGCGGCTTGCTGTCATCGGTTTTGACCTCCGGGGTGTCCGGGGTCTTGCCGTCAGTGGGTTGCTGGGTTGCACCCGGGTCTGCGGCAGGGGCTGCACCGTTGGGCGCTTGGCTTGCCGCGTCTGCGGGGGCGGGAGATGCGGCAACAGCGGGCGTGGTATTGGCGCCGTCCGTCATCAGGGTTGCGGAATCACTCATTTGCGGGCTTCCTTGACCATTTGCTGGTACTGCTCAGGCGCCGCATCCATGACCTCGGCCAGCAGCTTCAGGCCCGCGTTGCGCTGGCCCTCGGCGAATGCCATGGTCATGGAGTTGGTGTTGAAAGAGGTGCGGAACACGCCGGCCTCTTCCAGGTCGTGCCACACGATGCGACGCCCACGAGCGGACGACATCAACCACCGAACGTCCTCCAGCCGCGTCGCAGCAGCGTTCTTCACCGCTTTGGCGCGGCGATCCCGTGCGGCTTCTGCGGCCTGAGAATCGTGGAGGTCGATGTCGGACATGGACGCATGGTCCCGGCCGGGGTGCGCGTTACGTGCACCACCCCGGTATGGTTGACATCGAAGGTCACTCCAGAAAAGAAAAAACCCGCTCGCTGGCGGGTTTGGTGGTGGGGAATGGCCCACGAGGTGCGGGCGTAAAAAAAACCCGCGGAAGCGGGTTGGGTAGTGGCTCAAGTCCGACCTGCGCCCGATTTCCTGCAGAGACCCGAGCCAGGGCAGAAGTGGCGCGGGGTTGGGCGGATAGGGCAGCAGCTCAGTTAGCTGGTGGTCAGGTGTAGCCCAACCGCAGCGGATCAATCACGCGAGCCTGGGCAATGGCTTGGCACATCAGCGATGTCTCGTGCAGACCCTCAAACGCCACGTACTGGCTCGGGTCGCTGGTGTAGGCTGTGTTCCACTTGCCACTGCGGGCCATCTCGCACACGTCGGCGGTATCGAGGCATCCGTACATGCCAGCGATGGCATTGCCTCGGATCAGATAGTTGATGCCCACGCGATCCGCTTCATTGGCGCCAACAGTTTGGTTGGCCAGAGTAGCCCAGGAGTCAGTGGATGTCGTGATCGGGTTAATGGTCGTGACCCAGACACGCTTGCCAGGAAATGCCGCAATCAAAGTTTCAAGACGGGATTTGATGGTGGACACCCCGGCGCCGAGGTCGTTGGTGCCCATCTGGATGATGATGTCCGAGGCATATGCGTTTGCAGCAGCCAGCATCAGGGGTTGCCCGATCAGCGTTGCAATGCTCATACTCGACTGTGAGATCGAGGTGTTCCCAAAATACGGACAAATTGAACGCTCCAGGACACCACGATGACGCCTGTAGTTGCCCCAGTGATCCAAGATTCCTGTTCCGCGAGAATCAGTAACCATTGCAAAGGATCGACGAGCCGTTTTCCCAATGATCGCAAACGGGGGTGATGAAAACCCGCCCGTCGAATCAGTATTGGTCCAGCCCCCGATCCCCACCTTGTCAGTCAGTCCGCTCGCAGCGTACTCAAACTTATCGCCTGCGTTGTGGTCGCAGTACGGGATATTTACACCCCCCACCATCGGCAGCCCGACAGTAGATGTTTTGTAGACATGGAGTAATGCCCTTGCACCTCTCGGAATAGTGACCGGCGGCCTGTATACGTCGCTCACAATAGTACCGCCTGCTGCAACGGTGCCAGTTGAATTGCCGGAGTACTTTATAGGTGTGACAACCCCGGCATATTCAATTGCATAGTGAGTTGTCAGATCAAACTGATCAATCCCAGAGGCTTTAGACGAAAAGCCCACATCCACGATTTGCAGTTCGGTCGCTGGCGTAATGTCGTCCATAGCGTAGAAGCCCAGCAACCCGCCGCCCTGTTTCAGGTTTGTCAGCAGGTTGTAGCAAAGGCGGGTCCGGTCAGCGACGATACCGGTGTATTTTGAGAGGCCAGGGTTCACCCCCATCCCAGCATGCTCTAGTGCATGCGCTGCCGCCGACACAGGATCGATATCCCCGTTGGCCATTGGCCCCAAGAGCAATTTCTCAGCGCCATTCGGCTGCTTCAGACCGACCATGTTTTCGGTCACATCGTCAAACAGAAACGGCAGTCCAGGGTGCATGTGGGTCATGATGGTTCTTCCTCAGTTTCAAGCGCCATAGAGCAGGGTCGCGGCGTCCTTGCCGCCCCCTTGCGCGATTTCGATGTCAGTCAGGCGAAGGCACAGCGAGACGTCGGGCGCGTTGCCCTCGGCCTTCACCTCGTCGGGTTCCTCCAGCTCAGCCGTCACCCGGGTGGCCACAGCACGCACGCGCAGCATGTAGACCGTGCCCGGTGCCGGCGGCGAGGTGATGCCGAGCGCCTCTACCTGGTCATCGGTCAGGTAGATCTCGGGGCTCGCGTCGTAATCGCCAGATGGGTAGACGGAGTCGTCCGATTTGATGTTCATGTTCGCCATGGCGCCCTCATGCGGTTGTGTACCCGGTCAGGCCCGCCATCACGTCGTTCGCGGCATTGCCCCCGGGGGTGGAAATCGTCCCGAGCTTCTGGGCTGCGCTGGCCATCTGCTCGGCTTGTTGGATCTCCGCCTGACGGGCCTGAACCTGTGCGCGCAGACGGCGGAGCTCCGCCACCTGGTCGGCGGACACGATCATTTCCGGGTCAACACCCAGCACGTCTGCGTACTTGTCGGCCCACACGTCAGAGTCGAATTTGTCCAGCACGTCGGGCTTGAACTGAGCCACGGCGCCCAGGTTGCCGACGAACTTGTCGATGGAGTTGGTGGCCACGGCCTTCTGCGCTTGAGCCAGGATCGACGTGTAGACCACGTTCAGCTCCATGCCCTGCATCTCGGGCGGTGCGGGCGGCAGAATGCCGGCCTCCACCATGTGCTCGAACGCCGATTCGATCAGCGGGTCCAGCAGTTCGGAGTGCAGGCGCTCCAGCACCGGGCCCAGCATCAGCATCTTTTCCTCGTGCCGCTCGGCCACCTCGGTGGCGGTCATGGCCGGGTTGGAGCTGTTGGCCAGCATCAGGAACAGGTCAGCCGAAAAGGCCTGCTTGATGCGCTCGCGCACATCCTGGATGTCCTCCAGCAGGTGATTCAGGTCGATGTTGACGTCATAGGCGGTCGTGATCGTGTTGGCTGGCCCTGCGCTTTCCACGAAATTAATGCCGCCCGGCAGCCTGTCCACATCGCGGTTCTTGAGGCTATACGGCACCTGCAGCGGGGGTAT